TAATACTTCAGTATTAAATATGAATAGATCACACCCTGACAAGGAGGGAAGTATATGAAATCATTTGAGGATTTTGATATAAAACTGCCAGCTAAAGGGAGGTCTGGTCAGGTTCATACTCAATGTCCTGCTTGTTCTTCTCAAAGACGGAAGAAGAAAGCATCATGTTTATCTGTTAATGTTGATGAGGGAATATGGCTATGCCACCATTGCGGTTGGTCTGGTAGTTTGTCTAATGGCAAGGATAACTTAGGGCCGTCTGCTTTGCACTGGCGTAAGCCTAAGTATGTAAAGCCTGAGCCCATGCCTGTCACCGCTTTAAAGCCTACTATAGTTAAATGGTTTAGTGATAGGGGTATAACTGAGAACACATTAGTTGAGACTGAAATAGGAGAAAGAAAAGTATATATGCCACAAGTAGAGGACTTTACTATGGCTATTGCTTTTCCTTACTATAAAAATGGCGAGTTAATAAATGTTAAATATCGTGATCATAAGAAAAACTTTAGGCTTGAAGCAGGAGCACAAAGATGTTTCTATGGTATAGATGACATAGAAGGTGAGGACATTAATGTTGTTATAGTTGAGGGTGAAATAGACAAGCTATCTTTATGGGAGGCAGGAATAAGAACCTGTTTAAGTGTACCTGATGGTGCTCCACCTATAAATAGCACGGACTATTCATCTAAGTTTGACTATCTAAATGATCCTTGGTTACACTCAGAAAAATTTAAAGATGTAGAAAAATTTATTATAGCAGTAGATAATGATGAGCCTGGAAATAAACTTGAAGAAGAATTATCTAGAAGATTAGGAAAGGATAAATGTTATAAGGTTGTATGGCCTGAAGGATGTAAGGATGCCAATGATGTATTAGTAAAGTATGGTAAAACTGTACTATCAGAATGTATTACACACGCTAAGCCGTATCCAATTGCAGGAACATATAATGCAGATAACCTCACAGAATCTATCGACAGACTATATGATAGCGGTGTAGAAAGGGGTGTTAGTACAGGGTGGAACACTATTGATCCTTATTATTTAGTAAGGCCAGGCGCCTTTACAGTTGTTACTGGTATACCAAGTAGTGGAAAATCTAATTGGATGGATGCTATGATGGTGAACATAGCAAAGAATAATGGTTGGAACTTCGCCATTTTCTCACCTGAGAACCAACCATTAGAAGATCATATGGCTAGGGTGCTAGAAAAATATGTAGGTCAACCTTTTATGGATGGGCCAACACCACGCATGACCAAGGAAGATTTACTTCTAGGTAAGGAATGGTTAACAAAACACTTTACTTGGATACTTCCAAGCGATGATAAAGAGTGGTCTTTAGATGTAATTTTAGATGCTGCTAAGCGCCTTGTTCTTACAAAAGGTATAAGAGGATTAGTAATTGATCCTTGGAATGAGCTTGAACACACCAGAGATTCAAACCAAACAGAAACAGAATATATTTCTATAGCTTTAAAAAGAATAAGACAATTTGGTAGAAGATATGGTATACATATATGGGTAATAGCACACCCTGCTAAGCTATATAGAGATAAGAATGGTAAGGTTCCTATACCAACACCATATGATATTAGTGGCTCAGCTAGATGGAGAGATAAATCAGACAATTGTATAACTATATGGAGAGATTTATCTAAAGAAGAGGGCTGTCTAATAGAAGTACACATACAGAAAGTTAGATTTAGACAAGATGGTAAGATAGGAACCGGAGAACTTACATATAACTGGAGAATGGGTACTTATCATCTGCCTCTTAAGGCAGCGCAAGAAATCCCACCACAATATGGATAAGACATGGAAAAAATTTGAGAGGTGGGTTGGTACTTTTTTAAGTGGACTGGGAGACCAGGCACTTAGAATTCCAGTAACAGGTAGAACAAGAGGAGACTCACCAGATGTAACAAGTGATTATCTTTCTATTGAATGTAAGTATAGAAAGCAAATACCTCTATGGATTAAGGATGCTATGGCTCAGGCAGTTGCTTCGTCTAGAAAAGGAAAGACACCTGTAGTATTCTTAAAGGAAAAGGGTTCCTCATTTGAGGATACATTAATAATATTTAGGGCTAAAGATTTTAGGGATAAACTTAAAAATGAATAGACAAATGTTTAATTTAATAAGGGCTGTTAAGTACGAAGATCCACCTTGTGCTAAATGTAAATGGCTGAAAAGATGTACTGTTAATAAGGTGGCATGTGCAATGTTTAAAAAATATGTAGAATCAGGAGAATCTATAGGAAAAAATAATCCTACGTATCAAATATACAAGGAGATATATGACGATGTCAGGCCTGGAATCGCTTAAGTCTCTTACAGTTCAATCACCTAGTATTTGGGGGCCAAGTAACAGGGTTCCTTGGACAGATGTGTGCATGATGTTAGCTAAGGTTGACGAGGTAGCATCTAGATATGGCAGGCTTAAGTATGCTATGGAGTATAGCCAAAGATCTCATGTTTTAAGGGAACTTTTAAGCGGCGCCCTTAAAATTAAATGGAACAAGAGCATAACAAAAAAAGATATATATATAATAGTTAACTTAGCATTAGAGGAATCTCTAAGCCCTGCTATTTGTCCTAAATGTAATGGAAGAAAACAAGTAACTGTATCTGATAGTGTATATAAATGTGATGTTTGTTTAGGTGTTGGCACCAGATCAATGAGCGATAGCACTAGATCTAGGTATATATATGGAAAGGATGATCATCGTACTACTAGATTGAGTAGATTTCAAAGACATATTAAATATAATTATTTTAATACTCTTATAGCAACAACGCAGGAATGGGAGATGCAATTACACAGTGCATTCAAAAGGATAAGATGAAATTAAAAAAATATTTACAGTGGGTAGCAGATCAGCCTTGTATATATTGTGGTAAAGATTCTCAAGCACATCATCTTAGAATACTTGCGCTTGGTTCTGGTATGGGTAAGAAATGTCCCGACTATTTTACCATACCAGTTTGTTATGAACACCATGCAGAATGTCATGATGGTACTATAGATAAAGAAACACAAATGAGATGGTGTTTACAAACTATAGATAGGGCATTCAAATATGGTATAATAGAAGGTAAGTTTTAAGAGGAATTATATGAAAAATAAAAAGTTTAAGATAGATAGCTTACAATCTAAGAATGATTGTGAAAGGTATATTAATTCTTTGGACTTGACAAATGGTAAGATAGAGGTTACAATTAAACCTTATAGTAATAAGAACCAAAGATCAATAGACCAGAACAATAGGTATTGGCACATGATAAGAGAAGCATCTAATGAATCAGGATACACTGTTAATGAGTTGCATACTATAATGACCATAGAAGTTTTAGGAATGACAGAAGTCATGAGCCTTCAAGGAGAAGTAAGGAAGGTACCAATACAAACATCTAGTCTAACCATAGCACAGTTCGGAGACTACATGGATAAGGTTGAATCAGTTTTAATAGAGGCTGGTATTTACTACGCACAAGAGGAGATATAAAATGAATGATAAAATGAGCTACCTTCCAGATGATGACAATGGAATACAGCAAATGAATGATGAAGAAAGGGAACAGTATGAAAGAGAGTACAATGAATGGTTAGATAACCTTGATAAGGAGAAAGAAATAAATGCCACAAACAATAAATGAGATTGAAAGAAAACTTAAAAGACCATTCCCAATTTCTAAAATTAAGTGGAGAAAAGGAGGAGGAAATAAAGACCTAGCTTATATAGATGCAAGAGATGTTATGGATAGACTTGACTCTATCTTTGGTATATCAGGATGGCAAGTAGGTTATGATTTCATTGGAGGGAGAATGATTTGTAGCCTAGCATGTAAGCTAGAAGATGAATGGGTTTTTAAATCTGATGGATCTGATGATACTAAAATTGAATCTGAAAAAGGAGGTATCAGTTCAGCTTTAAAAAGAGCAGGAGTATTGTGGGGAATTGGACGATATCTCTATCATGAGAAATGTTTTGATTCAGCTAAAAACCCTGCATCTTGGGCTACACCAGAAGGGTACGATGCTTTACTTGATGAAAGAGAGAAGGCTTCAGTAGTTAAACTACACAAGACGGAGAATAACAATGGGAAAAAAGAAAGCGGAGAAGGTAAAGAAGATAGTAAAGGAAGCTAATAAACCTACTGAATATGATATAAAAGTATTAGCATTAATTAATGCTTCTGACGTAGTAGTTAAATCTGTACTAGAGATTGGCTCAGCTATGGCAGATGCTTGTCATGATGTTGATGATTTAATACGTGAGATATGTAAGATTAAGGGATATAGTAGGAAAGAATATTGGGGGGATTATAAATAATGCACTGGTATGATAGAGATGGTAAACCTCAACACTTTGTTCCTAGTAAAAATGGAAAGCTTAGGGCTTCTACTCTGCGTGATGCTAGAAAATATGGGTGGATGCCATCAGTTACATCTGTATTAGATATAATGGCTAAGCCTGGATTAGATCAATGGAAAATAAACAAAGCAATACATTCTGCTATAAACTTATCAAGACATACAGCAGAAACAGATGCAGAATATTCAAAAAGAATCTTGTCACAATCTAAAAAAGAATCTGAGCAAGCAGCAGAAAGAGGTACTAGAATTCATAACATGCTAGAGAAATCTTTTAAAAAGGAGGAGCAACCAAAGGGTGAAGACGAAATAATATTTAACTCAGTCAAATCTATATTAGATATAAATTGTGGGGAACAAGAATGGGAATCGGAAATAACCTTTTCAGAACCACAATTAGGATATGGTGGAATGGTTGATCTATTGTCTGATGAATGGGCTATAGATTTTAAGACAAAAGAGTTTGGAGCTGATCATAAAACACTAGCTTATGATTCAATGGCCTATCAATTAATAGCCTATGCTGTAACTGGATTGGAAGAGAGTGCTAAAGAAAACAGCAGACCAACTGTAAGGAGAATGGCTAATATATTTATTAGCTCAACAACTCCAGGACTTACAGTTTTTCATGAGTGGCCTAAGGAAGATTACGAAAGATACTGGGAAATATTTAGCTCATCACTAACACTATGGAAAAACATTAAACAATACTGGCCGGAGAAACACTATGAAGGGAATTAATAAAGCTATTATACTAGGGTATGTGTGGAAAGACCCTACAATTAGAGCTACTAAAAATGGAAGTAAGATAGCACAAGTAGATATAGTAACTGAATCTGGTTACGGAGAATATAAAAAATCAGATTGGCACAAGGTAATTTTTTATGGGAAGCAGGCAGATGTAGTAGAATCTTATGTAAATAAAGGTACTAATCTATATGTAGAAGGATCAATTGACTACAGAAAATATACTGGTAAGGATGGTATAGAGAAATATACTACAGATATAAAAGGACAGATGTTACAAATGATTAACAGCCCAGATGCATATAAAGAAGTAGAGAATTCTGCACCAGAATTTAAAAGGTCTGTGTCTGCGGGTGAGCGAGCAGCCTTAAAGGACATAACCAAAGAGGTAACAGCCGATGACCTACCATTCTAATGGAAAATTATTTGATGAAGTTATATATAAATTAGCAAGAGAGATATATAAAAGCAGGACAAATGGAACATCAAAAGAAAGTTTAGAGTCATGGGAAGAAACATTTTTAAAACATTCAGGTATATCTTTGGATGAATATATTAAATATGCACAGGAAAATAACCTTAAGGAGAGGTACATAAATGCTACCAGAATATGATAGATATACACCAAGAGATCATGTTATAATAGAAGTAACTAAAGATAACTTTTCTATACCAAGAAGGGCAACAAAAATGGCAGTGGGTTTTGATCTATTTGCTACAAAAGACACTACAATAAGACCATTAGATAGACAGCTAATTGGTACTGGTATTAAATTACAAATGCCAAATGATATAGAAGGACAAGTAAGATCAAGAAGTGGATTGGCATATAAGTATGGTGTATTTGTTTTAAATTCACCTGGCACAATTGATCCAGACTATAGAGGAGAAGTAAAGGTATTGCTTGCTAACATGGGTCACTTGCCATTTGATATCTCAAGAGGAGATAGGATAGCACAATTAGTATTTAGTAAATATGAAATACCATCATTTAATCACACATCAGTTTCTCTTTATGAAAGAGGTGACCAAGGTTTTGGTAGCAGTGGAATAAATGAAGAGGACATAACCAATAAGATAGATATGGATACTGAATAATGAGAATGAAACCTGACTATTACAACTCAATGAAAATTAAACCTATAGATTATATAACTAATAATAAGATGGACTTTTGCACAGGAAACATAATCAAGTATGCAAGTCGTTGGGATAAGAAGGGAACTCCT